AAAGCTGTGTACGAAGAAGAGTTCCAACGGGCGGCTGATGAAGACGAAGATCGTGTATCTTTAAAGCTACAGCCTGACATTCAGTACATTAGGTTCTAAGAAAGTGGCGCGTTATGCTTCTGGGAAATATGCGTGGGGGATATCGGATCGATCAGGATTCCGGTATCGTTTGCGTGAGATGCGGAAAGAATGGAACGGCTTGTTGGTCGGACCGGACGAGTACGAAGAGAAGCATCCGCAGTTAGAAGCACCGAAGGTTGGTCCTGATCCGCAGGCACTGCGTGACCCACGCCCTGAAATCAGAGAGGGCTTGAAGGTGTATGTTTATACAGACCAAGTTGGTCTACCTGTTCAAGGTCCGCTGGCAGTGGGCCGTGTAGGAAAAGTGACGGTAACGACATCATGAGTTATACACTGAGCGAGCTGAAGACAGCGATTCAGAACTATACGGAAAACCAAGAGACGACGTTCGTTAACAGCTTGGACACGTTTATTGAGTCTGCTGAAGAGCGCATCTTCCAAAGCGTCGGTTTAACATTCTTCCGTCGTAACCAGACAGCGAACCTGACTGTCTCAAATCAGTATTTAAATATGCCGTCAGACTTTTTGGCCCCGTTTTCTTTGTCCATTACATCGGGCACAAGCAAAAAGTTCTTAGATTTCAAAGACGTAAACTTCTTGCAGGAGTTTGCACCGGACTCTTCGGTTGAAGGTGAGCCACGGTATTACGCTTCGTTTGACTATGAAAACTTTGTTATTGCTCCAACACCCGATGATAGCTATGACGTAGAGCTGCATTACTTCTATCGTCCGGCAAGTTTGACGGCTCAGGGCGACAGCGGAACAACGTGGTTGTCTGTTAACGCGCCACAAGCAATGCTGTATGGTTCATTGATTGCAGCGTACACCTTCATGAAAGGTGAAGTAGACGTGTTACAGAACTATAATGCACAGTTTACAGAAGCGGTTGGTCGTTTGAAGAATCTTGGCGAAGCGCGTGAGACAAGCGATGCATACCGTGAAGGATTGGTTAGACGGCAGAAAACATGATAACAACAGAAGCGTTAAAATTTGACATACCTGAAACTCCTTTGGTTCAGGTTCAGACAACAGAAGGCCGTGGTTTCACGCCCGAGGAAGTTGCAGAGCGGTGTGTTGATCGCTTGATTAGCATTTCAGATTCCGCTGACCCCGCATTACGCGAGCAAGCGCACGCTTATAAGAAGCAAGCGCATCGTTTGATTGCGTTCTATATGCGGGAAGCGATTCGCTCTGACCGCACAACCATATATAATGCACTTATGGATGCAGGTCATCCTCAACTAGCTGAAGCCATAAGGAGACTGTAATGGCAATTTCACAAGCAATGTGCACTAGCTTCAAGCAAGAGCTGCTCGAAGGTAAGCACAACTTCCGCTCAGGCGGTCACACATTTAAGTTGGCGTTGTTTACGTCATCTGCAACTTTGGGTGCGTCTACTACGGACTACACAGCACCTTCAGATGGTACTGCTGACCCAACGGACACAAACGAAGTTTCGTCTACAGGTACGAACTACACAACTGGTGGTTCTGCATTGACAAACGTCAACCCAACAACTTCGTCTACGACTGCGTTTACAGATTTCAACGATCTGACTTTCTCAAACGCATCAATGACTGCTCGTGGCGCGTTGATCTACAACACAACCACAGAAGGCGGTTCTGGTACGACTGAAGCTGTTGTAGTTCTGGACTTTGGTGCAGACAAGACTTCAACTGCCGGTGACTTTACAATTCTCCGCAGATGCCAACGTCGCTGTCACAGGTCTATCAACCACAAGCGCAGTTGGTGATGTTACTGTCACCGGCAAGGCCAATGTCTTCCCGACAGGTGTCGAAGCGACGGGTGCTGTTGGCACAGCGACTGTTTCTGCAGATGCCAATGTACCGACAACAGGGCTTGAAGCGACTACCGGCGTAGGTACGGTCCTTGTTGATGCTGAAGCGAATGTCTTCCCAACAGGTATCGCTGCTAACGGGCAAGTTGGCACTGCCACTGTTGACGCGGAAGCCAACGTACCAACAACAGGGCTTGAAGCAACCACTGCAGTCGGTACAGTTACTGTCGATGCGGAAGCCAATGTCCCAACAACAGGGCTTGAAGCAACCACTGCAGTCGGTACAGTTACTGTTGAAGCTAAAGCGAACGTATTCCCAACCGGCATCGAGGTCGATGGACTGGTTGGCGATGTTGATATTAAGATCGTTGTCCTTGTCCCAACCACTGGTATTGAAGCCACAGGTGGTGTAGGAACAGTTTCCATTAGTGCCGATGCTAATGTATCCTTAACAGGTGAAAATCTTGAGGCAACGGGGCAGGTAGGCTCTCCGTTTATCTGGAGTGAAGTAGACCCAAGTCAATCGCCCGGATGGTCAGGTGTTTCACCATCCCAATCCCCAGGGTGGACAGAGATCATTCCTTCTCAGTCCCCGGATTGGGAAGACATAGCGGCTTAGGAGATATAGATGCCTAGTACATATACCACCAGAAACGGCATTGAGCTGATCGCAACAGGCGAACAGTCTGGTAGCTGGGGTGATACTACAAACACTAACTTACAGATCATTGACCGCGCACTGAGTGGCGTTGGTACGATTGATCTGTCTGGTTCCGCCGCAGCCCACACACTGACAACAACTGATGGCACGTTGACCGACGGCATGTACAGGCTGTTGGTGTTGGACGGTGCGACAGAAGCTTGCACAATTACAGTTGCGGCTGTCTCGGACTTCACTGCCAATTTGGCCATGTCTTCCGTCAATATATCTGGCGGAGCTATCTCAGGAATTACAGACTTGGCTGTCGCAGATGGCGGAACAGGGGCGAGCACTGTATCTGCCGCTCAAACAAATTTACAAGTAGACCCTGCCGGTACGGCTGTGGCTTTGGCAATCGCGTTAGGATAGGACTATGGCAAACGATTTTAAACGCAAACTTTCTCGCAGTATCGGCACTTCGCTGACAGCCGTGGGGTCTTACACAGTAGGCGCGGATACGCAAACCACTGTAATCGGACTGACGGTCGCAAACACGACAGCAGCACAGGTGCTGGTTGACGCAACGGTCAATGACGGTTCGAACGATACATACATCGTTAAGAGCGCACCGGTTCCTGCTGGCGGTTCACTGGTAATTATCGGTGGCGATCAGAAAGTTGTGCTCGAAACAAACGACAGTATTAAGGTTAAGTCGGACACAGCCACATCAGTTGATGCGGTCATGTCGATTCTGGAGATCACCTAATGGCTTTTATTGGTAATGTCCCAGCGGAGTCCTACATCACCACGGTGAAGGACACGTTTTCTGGTAATGCGTCTGATACTGAATTTACTTTGTCACAACCTACGGTCACAAACGATGTGCGTGTGGTTGTGGAGAACGTCGTTCAGGAACCGACTACTGCGTACTCTGTCACCGGAACCACGCTGACATTTACCTCGGCTCCTCCTTCTGGCTCGAACAATGTGTATGTTATTCATCTGGGTCCAGCAGTACAGACCACTGTCCCGCCCGAAACATTTGGCGTGGGTTCCATCTACGGTGCCTCAGACACAGATACAGCGATCACCTTTGAAGGCTCGGGTGTCACGACATTTGATCAGAACGGAACGGAAGCCGTCCGCATCGACTCCAGTGGGAACGTAGGGATTGGAACGAGTAGTCCTGCGGCACAATTAGAAATTGAAAATGCTAAAATCCATTCTGATGGAGATGAGTTATACGTTGAAGGTATTGGCTCATCTGGTGGTATCTTTTTTGGAGAGGACGGCACATACAATGCTCGGATTGACTTTGGTACTGGCAGGGTACTAATAGCAACTACTGACGAAACGCCTTCAACTAATAATGATTCTGGCGGTATTTGTTTAAGAAGTGTTGGTCAACTTAATGCGTCAAGAGATGGAGCAATTGCTTTAGACATAAACCGTAAAACATCTCACGGTGACATTGCTGTATTCCGCAAAGACGGCTCAACAGTCGGGTCGATTGGCATTGAAAACGTCGGGTTTACTATTGATGGTGAAGCTAATCATGCAGGTTTGAGATTTGGTTCAGCCTCATATGTGCCAAGACAAAATGGCGCAAATGTTGACAACACTATTGACCTTGGCGATCCGACTTTTCGCTTTGACGACATCTACGCTACAAACGGCACAATCCAAACTTCTGACCGCAACGAAAGCAGGACATTGAAGAACCGTCTGAAGCTGAACAGCGTGTTGCCGTAGCCGCTAAAGCATTGATGCGGAAGTTCCGGTGGATTAAGGCTGTTGAAGAAAAGGGTGACGATGCTCGTATCCACTTTGGAATCATTGCACAGGACTTACAAGCCGCCTTTGAAGCTGAAGGGTTGGATGCAGGACGTTATGCAATGTTTATGTATGACGAGTGGTGGGAAACCTACACAGACGTTCCTGCTGTTGAAGCAGTCGAAGCACAAGACGCAGTGTACGATGAAGAAGGTAACCTTGTTTCTGAAGCGGTTGAAGCTGTCGAAGCCAAAGAAGCCTACACACGCACTGATACCTACGACACTGAAGAAGAAGCGCCAGAAGGTGCAGTGAAGAAAGATCGCATGGGTGTACGGTATTCTGAGTTGCTAGCGTTTATTATAGGAGCATTGTAATGTCATACATAGGCAAAGCACCCACCCAAGGCATTCGCAACCGGTTTTACTACACTGCGACCAGCGGACAGACTACTTTCTCTGGCGCAGATGACAATGGTTTGACGCTCGCGTATGCCGATGCGCGGTACACGGATGTGTATTTGAATGGTGTGCTGCTTGTTTCGGGCACCGATTACACGGCGACAACAGGCACTTCGATCACACTGACTACGGGTGCGGCGGCCAGCGACAACATTGAAATCCTCACTTACGAAATTTCTTCACTTGCCGATGTGGTATCTGCCACGTCTGGCGGTACGTTTGATGGTGCGGTCACGTTCAACAGCAATATCAGCGCCGACGGCGGCACAATCAAACTGGATGGAAATTACCCGGTTAGTAACCATAACGTGGCGTTGGGTAATGCGGCTCTCAATGCAAGTATGTCTGGTACACACAATGTTGCTATTGGCTCAAATACACTGTGTGCTATTACCACTGGATGCCGAAATGTGATGCTTGGTTACAATTCTGGACTAAACAATACCTGTGGTGCAGAAAATACGGTTGTTGGCGATTCCGCATTTTATTCTAATATTAATGGTGCTTATAACGTAGCAGTTGGTAGAAGAGCATTACAAAGTAATACAGCAAGTAATAATGTTGGAGTTGGTTACGATGCATTAAAGGTAAACACGACGGGCACTCATAACGTCGCCGTAGGAGCTATATCGCTAGATGCCAACACAACCGGGGTAAGAAACACGGCCCTTGGCTACTGTGCTATGACCGCAGAAACAACAGGTGAATCAAACGTCGCTATTGGTACAGCGGCAATGGCTCTTTCCAATGGATCGTGTAAAAACGTAGCCATTGGCCGAAATGCCCTTTTAAATAACGTCACTGGCAGTTTCAATACCGTTGTAGGCGAATTTGCTGGGGGATGTACAACAAGTTCATGTAATACATTTATCGGGGATGGTGCGGGATCGTTAGTTACAACTGGCTCACACAACACTGTTCTCGGTCGTTACAGCGGCAACCAAGGCGGTTTCGACATTCGCACATTAAGTTGTAACATCGTGCTGTCGGATGGGGCTGGGACTCCTAGGATGTACTATTACGATAATTGTGATAGATGGACAATTCCAAGCCTGTCAGGGTCAGTAAACTCATGTCTAGCCGCACTTTCTATTGCTAGAGACGATGCCAGTCGTCAAATTGTTTTTGGGCGATCAAACACTGGTGTAGGAGAAGGTGGTATAGGGGCTGACGTTAATTATGCAATCCGGTTGTATTCTGGTAGTGGTGTGCCAGTGCTTCAAGTGACTCAAGGAGGGGCGTTATCAAAATGTTCTGGTTCATTTAGAATAGATCATCCTCTCCCTGCAAAAACAGATACTCACTATCTTTATCACTCGTTTGTTGAGTCTCCCTACGCAGATAATATTTACAGCGGTCACACAGCCTTAAATAACGGAATCGCTTGTGTGAATATTGACTGCCATTCAGGAATGACGGACGGTACATTTGAAGCGTTGAACAGATGTTTCCGTGTATTTACTTCAAATGAATCTGGGTGGGACCCTGTAAAGGGGTCTATCGTCAACAACTGCGTGGTCATTTGCAGTTGTAACACAAGCAGTGCAGACGATGTGTCTTGGTTGGTTATTGGTGAGCGTCAAGACCAGCACATGTACGATACAGATTGGACGGATGACAATGGTAAAGTCATTGTCGAACGGGAAAAAACACCCGAGGATGACTTAAATCCTTAAACAGAATACTTAGAAAAGGGAAACTTATGCTAAATACTTATATTGTAGAAGGTGGGATCGGAAAGTGCGTCGCGTTCAGCGCGATTGTCGATGCATTGGCCGAGAAGAATGGAGAACAGATTCAGGTGCATACACCGTATCACGAAGTGTTCGGAGGCAACCCACAGGTAAAGTGGGTGTTTGATGCCGCGACCGTTCCGATGAGCGATGCCCGAGTCATGGAATCCGATGGCATACATTACTGTGAGCCGTACAAGTCCAACTTCATCAAGGGAACAGAACATTTGATCGAGAGCTATTGCAAGCTACTCGGTGTGACGTATGACGAAAACATGCGTCCAAAGCTGTACACAGATTATGCAAAGGAACAGGCCGAGGCGCTTTTAAAAGAAGCTGAGATTGAAGGCGATTATGTCGTGGTTCAGTTTACAGGTGGTCAGCCTCCGATGCCTCAGAACATCCAGAATCCATACATGAGTGCGGATCCGGGCCGGAACTACCCGCATTATCTGGCACAGCAAGTGATTAACAAGCTGGTCGAGGAAAACCCAGAGCGCACAGTGATTCACTTTGGTTTGCCGAACGAACCACAGTATGAAAATACTAAACGGTTGGACGCGCCATTTCCTGTCTGGCATGAGATACTAAAGGGAGCCGAAGGTTTTATCGGCATCGATTCAAGTTTGAACCACATGGCGGCGAGCGCAAAGACTCCTGGCGTTGTGGTCTGGGGCAGCACACGCTTTAACCAGTTTGGCTACCCAGAGAACGTCAACATGAACTTCCACATGGAAAGTGGTTGGGACGAGAGCAAGTTCAATCCAGAGGACCCAAGAAACCCGTTGGTTGATCCTGAAAAAATTGTTGAAGCTTACAACCGGAGAACGAAAGATGACTGACGTTATTGATACACCAACAGCGGAAGAGATCAACCAGCATTTTACTGCGTGTGGTCATTCTGTTGATTTAATTAACGGCATCATTGCTGGCACACAAATGGCGGATGAAACAGATGAAGACAAGAACGATGCGGTTGACCGTAACGTGCGTCATCTGGAGATTCAAGTTGCGAAGGATTGGTATGTTGCTGACAGCGAGTCTCGTACAGCACCTGCTGACAAAGCATCGATCTCAGCGGCCATCACTGCTGGCAACACATACTTAGCGTAATTAGGAGTACCTCATGACCAACGCCCGTAATATTGCTGATCTTGGAACAGACATTGTTTCTGACGCCTGTGATAACGTGGCGCTTGGTACGAGCGCCGCAGATGCTTTAACTACCGGCTCATGCAATACCGCCGTAGGTGCACTTGCCCTTTGTTGTAACACGAGCGGCTTCAACAATACTGCGGTCGGAAGGAGCACGATGGAGTGCAACACGACCGGAGGCGAAAACACTGCTTTTGGTAGATTGGCTCTTAGACACAATACGACAGGATGTAATAACACGGCCATTGGCATAAGAGCTTTGTGCTGTAACAACGCGGATGACAACACCGCTGTAGGTTTTGACGCACTAAGAAACAGCACCACCGGTGTCTGCAATACCGCCGTGGGCGTTGAAGCTGTTTTGTGTAATAGCACCGGCGGGGGTAACACCGGATTAGGCATTGGAGCCTTACGGGGAACGACCACTGGATGCCGAAACTTAGCAGTTGGCATCAATGCGCTTTATTGCAATGACCAAGGTAACTGTAATACTGCCGTCGGAGGCGAGTCATTGTTTAATAATAACGATGCTTCGTTCAACACTGCCGTTGGATTTAGATCGTTGCGGTGTAATACCACAGGTAGCTGTAATACTGCTGTTGGAATGACTGCGCTTGAGAAGAAAACCACAGGCAACGCGAATACAGCGGTTGGGATGAACGCCTTACAAAATGTAACCACTGGTCACAGTAACGTAGGTGTTGGATTTAGGGCGGGTTGCAAAATTGACATTGGCCTTTATAACGTGGCTCTTGGCACTTTAGCGGGTAACAATATTCAAAACGGATCTAATAAAATTATGATCGGTTTTTGCGCTAAAGCGGCTTGCACAACTGGTTCGTATGAAATTGCAATAGGTCATAATATTCAGAGTGTTGGAACGAATTATATTACTCTTGGTGATGGCACAGGTAGCAATCGGGTCTACAATAATTACACTTCAAACGCCACTTGGTTAAGAATATCAGACGAACGGATCAAGAAGGATATTGA